CGCAAGGGACCGCGCGACAAGTGGAAGCATGAGGAGAGCGCCGGCGAAGTGCTCGAACAGCTTCTTGGCGACAAAAGTTTCACTAAAAAGTTGATTACTCCAAATCAGGCGTGTAAGCAGGTATCTCAAGAGGACCGGGACAAACTCGAAAATCTCATCGCCCGCGGTGAGAAGGGTCACAGCCTGGTGCCTCTGGAGGATGCTCGGCCCGCAGTGACGCGGACCGCAGCGAGCGAATTTGACGACCTCTGAGAAGGGACCATTGATGGCCGAGGAAAAGAAACAGGATCCGCGCACTTGTCAGCTGAAGATGGTGCGGTTGTCGTTCACGGACGGGCTGAAGGACAAGAAGTCTCCGGTTCGCGACGGCAAGGAGAAGCACAGCTGCAATCTGATCATCGTGCAGTCTGCTGAGGATGGCGATGCGCTGTCGAAGCAGGCAGCGGCATTGTTCGACGAAAACCAGAAGAAGATCATCGCCTGCATCAAGGAAGCAGGTGACGCTCAGTGGGGCAAGCCTGACATCTATAAGAGCATCGCCGAAGACGATCCCAAGCGGCTCTGCTTCCGCAAAGGTGAGCGCTTCAAGAACGACGACGGCGAAATCTACAAGGGTTACGCCGGAAATTGGGGACTGTCCTGCTCTGGCCCCGGTGGCGGCAAGCATCGTCCCAAGATGTATGACCGCCACAAGCGCGACGTGGCCGAGAACGACATTCTCGATGTCTGCTACGGCGGCAGCTACGCCGATGTGATCGTGTCTTTCTACGGCACCGACGAGGGCGGCAAGGGCATCTTCTGCTCGGTCGAGGCGATCCGTTCCCGCCAGGAAGGCACACGGATCGGCGGCGGCATCAACGTCAGCGCCGACGACTTCGACGATCTCGACGATGGCGACGCTTTCGAGGGTACGTCGTCGTCTTCGTCATCGAGCAGCAGCGACAGCGACTTCGGTTAATCGAAACCGGCGGGATTCCCCCTGTTGCCCGCCGGTCGGGGAGGTCGCTCATGCCCCCGAGTGACCTCCCCCTTTTGCGTCTGAGGATCCATCCCATGCTCACTACAATCGAGGCAATTCCCGCGCCATGGAAAAGCGCACTTTCGGCAATCCAGAAGATCGACCTCAACGCCGTCATAGCCGGAGGCTGTCTGCGCGATCTCGATAACGGTCGCGAGGTCAAAGACATCGACATCTTCGTGGAGGGTCGAAGCGCGGACGCGCTTTTCGGTCTGCACAGGCAACTTGTCGATGCAGGTCTCGATTGCGCGGAAATCGATCCAGAGAAAATGTACCCGATCGGTGACGGCAACGATCTGATTGGCTGTATCGACATCACGTTCGATGAGTGTCCTCCGCTGCAAGTCATCATGGTTTATTGGCCGCTCGATCGTCTTCTGGAACGTTTCGACTTTGGCATCTGCAAGGTCTCCTTCGACGGCCAGTGTCTTACATTCCATCAGGACTATTCCGCCGACAAGCGCGAGCAGGTCTTCAGGCTGCGCCGCGAGCGGACAGGCAGCGAACTGGTCGCTTCAGTGCATCGCTTTGCGCGCCTGAATCGCAAGTACGAAAATTGGCGGTTTGAACTCTACACGCCGGATGATTCCGACTTCTTCTGATGAGCGACAAACCAACTCTCATCGTCGATACCGAGAACTACCACCAGTTCTACTTCGCTGGCTTCAAGCGCCTCAGCGACGGGAAGACGGTGGGCATCGAGATGTCGCGCCGCACCCCGCGCGAGGACGATGACGCTAAGCGATCGCGCGTCCGCGGCATTCTGCTGCAGAACCGCATCGTCACTTTCAACGGTCTCGGCTACGACCTTCCGCTGCTCTGGTACTTCGTCACCGGCGCCACGAACGAAGAACTCAAGGCAGCGAACGACCGCATCATCAACGGACGCGTCCGCCCGTGGCAGGTCGAGGAGATGCTTGGGGTTCGTGTCCCCAAAGACCTCGACCACATCGATCTCATTGAGCCGCAGCCGAATCCATTCGTCAGCCTGAAGACCCTCAACGGTCGTCTGCATGGTGAGCGGATGCAGGATCTTCCCGTAGACCCTGACTCGCCGCTCACCGATGAGCAGATGGACACGCTCATCGACTACTGTCTCAACTCAGACATTCCGGCGACTGAACGGCTGTGGCACGCCTTGGCTGAGCCGATCGCGATGCGCGAGGCAATCGGCCGCGACTACAGCACTGACTTCCGTTCCAAGTCCGACGCGCAGATGGGCGAGGCGATGATCAAGCGCCGCGTCGAACAGAAGCTCGGCGAGCGCGTGCAGAAGGTCAACACGCCGCCTGGAACGACGTTCAAGTTCCCCATTCCGCCGTACATCAGCTACCAGCATCCGGACCTGGTTGCGATGCTCGAACGGCTGCGCGAGACATCGTTCTACGTCGAGCACGACGGCAAGGTCGAGCTTCCCGGCTGGCTTGACGGCAAGCACATCGCCATCGGCGAGTCGACGTACGCGATGGGCATCGGCGGGCTGCACTCGACCGAGTCCAACCGCTCGATCTACGCCGATGAGGACAGCGTGCTCGTCGATGTCGACGTGGCATCCTACTACCCGGCAATCATCATCAATTCGGGTCTGTACCCGAAATCCCTCGGCCCCGATTTCATCGACGTATTCCGCGGCATCCGCGACGAGCGCGTCGCAGCCAAAGCGGCGAAGAACAAGACGGTCGAGGCCGGCCTGAAGATCGCGCTGAACGGCTGCTTCGGGAAGCTCGGCAGCCCGTACTCGGTGCTGTACGCGCCGCACCTGATGATCGCCACGACGCTGACCGGTCAGCTGGCGCTCCTGATGCTCATCGATCGCGCCGAGCAGGCAGGCATCTCCGTCGTGTCGGCGAACACCGATGGCGTCGTGTTCCGCTGCCCGCGCGAGGAATGTTCATTCCCGATCGAGAAGACGCGTTTCGAGGGCGAGGGCATTCTGCGCGACATCGTCGAACAGTGGGAGCGCGACACGGGATTCGTGCTCGAAGCGACCGAGTATCTGTCGCTGCACAATTCCTCGGTGAACAGCTACATCGCGATCAAGCCGGACGGGAAGACGAAGATCAAAGGGCCGCTGCGCACGCCGCGGCACGAGGACCCGCCCGACATGCGCGCCCAACTGATGAAGAATCCGCAGGCGGAGATCGTGTCGCTGGCGGTCCAGGCGCTCATCACGAAGGGAACGCCGCTCTACGACACTATCAGCGGCTCGCGCGACATCCGCGACTTCGTGACGGTCATCAAGGTCGACGGCGGTGCGACCTGGCGTGGAGGTTACCTCGGCAAGACCGTGCGCTTCTATTGGGCAACGGACGGCTGCGAAATCCTGCGCGCGAAGGGCCACTGGAAGACCGGCACGCACGGCAAGGTGCCGAAGACTGACGGCTGTCGACCGCTGATGGATCTCCCCGAGGAGTTCCCGACCGACATCGATTACGACCGCTACGTCGCCGAAGCCGAGGAAGTGCTGATGGACATCGGCTACGTGCGGCGCCCGCCGGTGATCAAGCCGCTCAGGGTCTGGAAACACTCAGCCGTGCTCTGGTGGGCGCTCGCGGCCTGAGCCGTGTTCCAGCAGAACATCCTGCTGTCGATCGCGACGTGCGCACCGCTGCCGGTCTACGAGGGAGCGCCGTTCTCCGAAGCAGCAATCCACCAGTGGTCGCTGCGTGACTATCAGGTCGCGCTGCTCACCGAAGTCGCGCGGCTCATGGCACTCGGCTACCGGCGCATCCTCATCCAGCTGCCGACCGGCGGCGGCAAGACGCGCATGGCCGGCGCGATGCTCGGCAGCATCGATGGAACCGGCCAGTTCATCGTTCACCGCAAGGAACTGATCGACCAGACCAGCAGCACGTTCGACGAACTCGGCATTCGACACGGCTTCATCGCCGCAGGGCGACCGGATGACTTCGCGCCGGTGATGCTGGCCGGCGTGCAAACGCTTGTGAATCGCCTCGGGCTGCCTCCGGACCTCGCGATCATCGACGAGGCGCATCACGCGACCGCGTCATCCTGGGACCGTATCATGGAGCATTACTATGACTCCTATGCCCTAGGTCTGAGCGCGACGCCGGAACGCCTCGACGGTCGCGGCCTGCAGGATCACTTCGACGTGATAGTCTGCGGCCCCTCGACCGCCTGGTTGATCGAGCACGGCTACCTGTCGCCGTACAGCTACTATGCGCCGAGCCTGCCCGACCTTACCGGAGTCCACACCGTCGCCGGCGACTTCAACCGCGGCGAACTCGCGCACGCGATGGACAAGCCGAAGCTCATCGGCGACGTGGTCGAGCATTACTTGCAGCTGGCCTCGGGCAAGCAGGGCATCGTCTTCGGCGCGAGCCGCGAACACAGCCGCAACCTCGCCGACGCATTCGCCTTCAACGGCGTTCGAGCGGCGCACGTCGACGGTTCCATGGGCGACAAGCAGCGCAAAAGCATTGTCGACGCGTTCCGCGAAGGAGCGCTCGACGTGATGACCAACGTCGATTTGTTCGGCGAGGGATTTGACGTGCCTGGAATCGTCTATGTCGGGCTGGCTCGACCGACGAAATCCCTCGCGCTGTTCCTGCAGCAGGTCGGCCGCGGCCTTCGCGTGATACCGGGCAAAACCGAAGCGGTCATCTGCGATCATGCCGGCAATGCGTTCCGCCACGGCCTGCCCGACGACGAGCGCGAATGGAAGCTCGAAGGCCGACCGAAGCAGGCCCGCGGCGCTCCGGCAGATGCGTTTCCCATCCGCCAGTGCGAAACTTGCTTCCGCATTTCCCCGAGCAGCGTCCGCGAGTGTCCCGGCTGCGGTGAGGAATTCCCGATTCAGGTTCGCGAGCTACGGCAGGAAGCCGGAAAGCTCACCAAGCTCGAACGCGAGGAGCTTCGCAAGGCAGCCTCTCGCCGGCGGAAAGCCGAGGAGAAGGAATGCAAGACCTATGAGCAGTTCAAGTCGCTGGCGATCGCCCGCGGCTACGATCACCCGCACGCTTGGGCGAAGATGAAAATGTCGTTCAAGAACGGCGGTTATCGCAGGAGAGTTTGATGAGCCGTTCAGAACGATCAATCCTCGCCGAGACGCTGTGCAAAGTATCGGCGATGCCAGAGACGCTGATCTATAGGCAGAATACGGGGCAGGCTTGGACCGGCAGACCCGTCAACGCGATGGTCGGCAGCTATCTGCGTGTTGAACCTGGCATGAAGATCCTCGCTCAGGCGCGACCGATCGACTTCGGTCTCGCAGGTGCGGGAGACGCGTGCGGAGTCAGTCGCGGTCGCGCCGTGCAGATTGAAATGAAAACTTTGACGGGTAGGCAGCGTGAAGTGCAGCAGCATTTCGAACGCGCGTGGGTCAAGGCAGGCGGCATCTACATTCTAGCTAGGGACGCTGACACTGTTGTTAACCATTTGAAATAGGCTGTTTTCAACTTTAACTTGACAAAGCAACACCAAGGCTCATATATGCTCAGGCGCAAAATGGTTTAACTTTCGTTAACGGTATTGCGCCGCAACAAGGGGAGTTTTAAGTGCTAATGACAACGACCACTGAAGTCCGCCCGCCGAAGCGGTCCTCTGTGGCGCCTACAGGGAAGCCAGGGAGTCAGCTAATCCAAGCGCCGCAGGCCCGCGTCATTCGGGATCCAGCCTTTGCTCATCGCCTCGAAAGTGCGTGCGATGCGCATCCTCATGCTCCGGATAAACATCGCGGCCGCCTCGGCTGGCTGAAGGAGATGATGAAGAAGCAGGGTGTCGAGGTAAGCCACGAAACGTGCCGTAAGTGGTTTGCCGGCGAAGCTCGCCCGCGACCTGACAAGATGAACATTCTTGCCCAGGTGCTCGAAGTCGATCCTGCATGGCTTGCCATGGGTATCGATCCCGAGCTTCAGCCACACGAGCGGAAGGTGCGCAACGCGATGGCTGATGGCACCGTGAACCTGATTGCTGGCTTCGTGCAGATGGATGGCGGCTATCCGGCGTTCCCTGATGACGATGATCCTCGGGCGAATGCGGACAATGTCGACCTCTATGCGATCATCCGTGGCGTCAATTACGGCTTTCATGTCGTACTCGGCGAGAAGACTGATGCGGGTCTTCGGTTCCTGATTCCAGCGGCTCACACGAACGTCGTCGTACTCGGCGTCATCCGTCTTACGTCGTTTCAGATTCAGGTCTACGAGCTTCAGGGCGATGTCATCAGGAAGTTCGGCAATAATCGTGGCGGCGCGATCGAGGTGGTGGCCGAGCCATCTGATCTGCGCAAGATCGATAACTTCCGCGAGCGGCTTTAAGAACAAGGGGAGTTACGCGACGCGGAAAAGGGCGGTGGCTTCGGTTGCCGCCCTTTTTGTTGTGCGCTGCAGCGTCAATTCAACTTTAAGTTGACTGAAGCGGTTGAAAGTTGTAGGTCCGATTCGTTGAGTCGATAAAGGGGAAAATGTAGGCGTGACAATGGTCTTTGCATTCACTGTGCCGAAGCCAGAAGCTGAAGCGGTCATCGTCTACCAGGATGTGTCATGGCCGATTCAGACTGAGGCCAAGGCTTACAAGCTAGCAAAGCGAGTTGGCGTCCCAGGTTTTTGGAGACTGAAACACAGGGAGGCGCGTGATTAAGCATGGTTGACGGCTGGTACGGAATCGTTCGCGACGGCGACAGCTGGCGCCCCGTCACGCCTTGCGAGAATCGCCATGCTATCGCGCTCGCCGATGCGATCGACAGCGAGGAAGCGACGCATGTCGGCTACTGGACCGGCGAGGTGTGGGAAAACATTGAGGCTCTGGAAGGGGAAGACGCGTGAAGAAGTACGACCGAGAGTCTTTCCTCGATCTCATGGCCGACAGCCCTACGCCGCTGCCTGTCATGCTCGAAGACCGACGCATGGGCATGTGCAATCACGTAACTGACACTCACGTGCTCGTCGATGTTTACAGCGGCAATGACCATGACGCTCAGTTGCACATCCCGTTCAGCAACTTCTTGGACGTGCCGTTGCTCGGCTTGGTTGCCGGTCTGGAGGGAGTAGACCGTAGCGAAGATGCGAAGGCTCCGAAAGCAACCGGTTTTCCGTCAGAGTTTCAGGAAGCAGTTGCTGCTGTTCGTCGAGGTGAGGCAGACTAGTTTCAACAAACAGTTGACTTTTCAATCCGGAGTCACGAAACATGGGGAGTGACCAAGCCAGCCCGCTTTCGCCAGTCCGATGTGACGCGCTTCTTCAAGGGAGCCGAGAAGGCCGGCGTGCAGTTGGCCCGTGTTGAGGTGGATCCTGTTACGGGACGATTGATTGGCGTGGTCGGTGCCGCTGTTGCTAGCGGTATAGGGGAAGAAGGACCGAACGAATGGGACGCCGCCCTTCAGACATAGAGAAGCTGCCGCCTCACGTTTCAGCTTATTCAGATCGACACGGGAAGCGCCGCTACCGCTATCGCAAGACAGGCGCGAAGACCTACCACTTCAAGGGGCATCCTGGCACACCGCGGCATCCGAGCGAGGAATATAAGCGGGTCGCTGCTGGCGAGGTGCCTGCCAATGACACGCCGCGAGCAAAGCCTGGAACGATCGACGACCTCGTGATGCGTTGGTACGGGAGCGCCGACTTCAATTCGGCCTCCGAGCGCACGCGCACGAAGAACCGAGCGATCATTGAGGATTTTCGTTGCAGGTTCGGTACGCTTCACGCGTCGACAATGCGCTTCAGCAATGTCGAAACCATCTTGGTCGCCAAGGCGAAAAAGAATGGCAACTCAGGCGGCCCATTTGCGGCTCAACGTCTTCGGAAATTGCTGCGGCGCCTGTTCGAGTTGGCGATGAAGCTGCACTCGGCAAAGGTGATCGGATATGAAGGAATGACCGTCAATCCAGTCGAGTTGGCAGATGCTCCAGCTGTTCCGAAGACAAAGGGTTTCCATACCTGGAGCGATGACGAAATCGCTCAGTTCCGCGCCACTCATCCTGTCGGCACAAAGGCGCGCATGGCACTTGAGCTTCTGCGCTGGACACTGCAGCGCGGCGGTGACGCGAGAACGTTCAGTCCGAAACAGCGGAAGAACGGCCACATCGAAATCTGGAATGAGAAGACAGACAAGTATTCCTGGGTGCCAGAGCCTGCGCAGCTAACCGAGACGATCGAGGCAATGACGGTCATTGGCACCGAAACGCTGCTCGTCACTCAGTTCGGCAAGCCGTTCACCGAGAAGGGCTTCAGCAACTGGTTCAAGAAGCAGTGCGTCGCCGCCGGCCTGCCGCATTGCACTGCTCATGGAGTCCGTAAGTCGACCGCACGCCAACTGGTAGATCACGTCGAGGCGACGCAGCAGGAGCTTAAAGCTGCGGGTAACTGGAGTCAGGATCGAGAGGTTGCAACCTACGTTAAGGACGCCAATCAGAAGAAGCTCGCTGGTGCCGCCCTCACCCGTTTGGCCGAGTGGGATTTGGCGAACCATGGTTCTTCGGTTCGCCAAACAAAAGACTTAGGCGATTGAATTAGAACAGTTTTTCGGCGTAGGTGGAGGCCCGAGCCGGAATCACCATTTTGTTGTAAATCAATGGGTTATTTGGCGAACCATCCCAAAACGACCTGTTTCTCCCCTTAGCATCCCTTCGCATTTGGCGAACCTTTTGGGACATGCCAATGCAACCATACAGTGAGACTGTCCCCAACTTTCAATAAACGGTTGAAACTATACACCGACGCGAGTATCCTCGCGGCATGTCCTTCTGGCTTGCTCTTGCCACTGTTGCGACCGGGTTGCTCATTGGCACGAGTCCGCCTCCTGATCGCTTTCGCGGCAACACGCACGCAACGGTGCAGTTTGAGACGCCTCGGCACATCAACCAGCTTTGCCGCACCAAAGACACGCCTGCAGGATCTAGGCTGTACGCGTGCATTGCAAGGGACGGACACATCATCATGCCCAATCCCTGCGTCTATCCGATGCATCCTGGTTCGTATGACGAACTGCTCTGCCACGAACTCGGCCACATCAATGGTTGGCCTGTGACGCACGGTCCATGAGCGCATTCTACACGATGCTCGCGGAATGCTGCCTCGGTTGGGGCCACCTGTTTCTGCGTCTCAGCGAATGGCTGATCGATCGCGCAATGAGAGCGGAGATCGGTGACCTGTGAGCGAATTCGATGAGCTAATTGACGCTCCGCCCAAACGGAAGCGCGGTCCCGGCCGTCCCCGAAAAGAAGAAGTCGCAGCCCGCCTCGCCGAGCAGGAGCGCGAGGAAGAAGACTTCTGGTCGACGCCGGCGATGCAGGCAGCCATGAAGTCTGCTGCATCGGGCAACACGCTGATCGACGAACGCGTCTTCCACATGCCCGTGTCGCAGAATTTCCTCGCGCGGGTCTTCGTCATGGACACGATGACGGTCAACCGTCGTCTGCGGCGCCTGAAGCCGGTCGGCTACGCCGGCGGCGAGAAGCAGAAGCGTCCGCTCTACGATTTCAAGTCTGCGTGCGAACATCTTCTCAAGCCGAAGATGGACATCGACACGTATCTCGCGACCCTGAACCCGGCGGACATGCCGAACGCCATCAACAAGACGTTCTGGGAAGCCAAGCGGATCAAGCTGAAGTTCGAGATCGAGGCGGGCCAAGCCTGGGCGACCGAGGACGTGCTGGAGGTCTTCGGCCGCATGGCGATGACGATCAAGAGTCATTCGCAGCTGTGGGTCGAGAATATGCGCTCGGCGCTGTCCGACGAGCAGCTGGCGAAGCTCTCGACCATGGTCGACGTGTTCAACTCGGAACTCCACGACATGCTGATGGAGGAGCCGAAGAAGCGGCAGACCCGCAGCCGCCTCGCGGCGATCGAGCACGAGATGTTGGGCGACGATGACGATGAGGATGAGGGCGCTGCGGCGTAATGCACACCGTCATTCACCCGACCACCAAGGAGGAAATCACCCTCTTTGACTCGCTTGAGGAGATGATCGTCGCGGCCGCCGATGCGGTGCGACCGCCGGAGCGCATCACGGTCAGTGAGGCCGCCGAGCGCTATCACATCGTCAACAATCCCGGCCAGCATGTCGGGCCGTTCAGTCTCGACCGGACACCGTACCTGCGCGAGCCGATGGATGTGCTGACCAGCCTCGATTATACGGGCATGGCGTTCCTCGGGCCGGCGCGTACCGGCAAGTCGGCGATGTTCATCAACTGGCTGTGCTCGACGGCGATCATGGATCCGGCGGACATGATGATCGTTCACATGGCGCAGCATACCGCGCGCGAATGGTCGCAGGCCGACCTCGCCAAGGCGATTCGCAACAGCCCCGAGCTTCGCAAGCGCATGACTCCCGGTCGGCAGAACGATAACGTCTTCGACAAGCACTTCCTCAGCGGGATGCGCTTGGGCATCACCTGGCCGACCATCAATAACCTCTCGGGCAAGACCATCCCGCGCAGCTGGCTGATGGATTATGACCGAATGCCGCAGAACGTCGACGGCGAAGGCAACCCGTTCGATCTCACGAAGAAGCGCGGCGACACGTTCGGCCGCTATGCGATGACGGGCGTTGAGGCGTCGCCAGGTTTCCCTGTCAACGACGCGAAGTGGCTCCCGAAGACTCCGCACGAAGGCCCTCCCACCGGCGACGAGAAGACCGGTGGCGGCATCGTGCAAATCTACAACCGCGGCGACCGGCGCCGCTGGTACTGGCGCTGTCCGCAGTGCAACGAGTCGTTCCAGCCCCACTTCAAGCTGCTGCAGTGGCCGAACAGTGCAGACCCGATGGACGCCGCAGAGCAGGTCGTGCTGGTCTGCCCGCATGATGGCTTCCCGATGACGCCGGACATGCAGCACGAACTCAACCTTGGCGGTCGTTGGATCAAGGAGGGGCAGGTGTGGCTGCCGGACGGTTCGATTGTCGGCACTCCGCGGCGTTCGGACATCGCATCCTTCTGGATGTTCGGACCGGCTGCAGGCTTCACCAACTGGAAGCTGCTGGTTCACCGCTACCTGGTAGCACTCGAAGCGTATGAGCGCACCGGCGACGAAGGGCCGCTGACCACCACGACCAACGTCGACCAAGGCGACGCCTACGTCCCCAAGGTGCTCGAAGCAGGCCGGCTCCCCGAGGAACTGAAACGCCGCGCGCAGGATTGGGGCGGCAGCGCTGAGGCGCCGGTCGTTCCGGTCGAGGCCGGAGGCGGTTTCCTCGTCGCGACCGTCGACGTTCAGGCGGGAGGCAAGCCGTCGTTCGTCGTTCACGTCTATCTCGTCAGCGGCAACGACATCTGGCATGTTGAGATGTTCAAGATCCGCAAATCGAAGCGGGTCGACGGCGACGGCGATCATCACCTGATCGATCCGGCGTCGCACCCCGAGGATTGGGACCTGCTGATCGAGCAGGTGCTGCAGCGCACCGTGCCGCTCGGCGACGGCAGCGGCCGCAAGATGCACATCAAGATCGTTGGCTGCGACTCCGGCGGCGCGGACGGCGTGACGGCGAATGCCTACGACTTTTATCGTCGGCTGCGCGCCCGCGGCGATGACCTGCATCGGCGCTTCCATTTGCTGAAGGGCGCACCGAGCCGGACCGAGACAGCACCGCTGCGGCTCACCTATCCGAACGCGCAGCAGAAGGACAAGCTGGCGATCGCCCGCGGCGACGTTCCCGTCTACCTGATCAACTCGAACATCGTGAAGGATCAGGCGTCTAACATGCTCGGCCGCGAGGAAGCTGGCGGCGCAGTCCATTTCCCCGCCTGGGCGGAAGACTGGCTCTACACGCAGTTGACGACCGAGGTCCGCACCGCGAAGGGATGGGAAAATCCGAGCCGGCGTCGCAACGAAGCGTTCGACTTGCTGTCCTACTGCATCGCGCTGTTGAGCCATCCGGACATTCGCGCGCACGTTGCAGGCTTCTGGGAGAAGCCGCCGTCATGGGCAGGGCCATGGGAGAGCAACGAGTTCGTTACCGGCGAAGGTGCTCCAGCGCCGTACGAGGCGAAGACCGAGCGCAAATCGCTCAAGGACATCGGCGACACCTTGCTTTAGGTTGAAAATCAACTTTGTGATGACGCCGCCAACCGATTAGTGTAATCCTTGCGACTCTTCCTTGCAAGGGAGTTCACCCTAATGGCTTATCTCCATCCTGACGTTCTCGACAGCGGGTTGAATGTGCTGACGAATGCCACGTCGACCGTGCTCCATATCTGTCACACCGCGCCGACGACGCGTGCGGCGGCGATTTCCAACTCAGTCGGCAACAAGGCCAGCCCGAGCATCGGTGCTCCTGCGAACCGCTCGCCGACCGGTCGGAAAGTCACCGTGGCCGCGATCACCGATGGCGACATCACCGCGACCTCTACCGGCAGCACAGACGACGCGCAGTATTATGCGATCATCGACGGCACGCGGTTGCTTGCCGCAGGGGATCTGGCAGCTGCGCAGTTGGTGACCAGCGGCAACAAGTTCAGCACCGGCGCGATCGACATCGGCATTCCGTCGCCTGCATAAGGCAGCGATCCCGCCGTGGCGATCAGCATTGTCGGCACTTATGTCGGCACCCATGCCGCGACGAGCGCGCAGAGTGTCGCCTTCTCGAACCTTCGGGACTCCAACAATCAGGTCCCGACGCTTCAGGCGGGCGATTGGGTTTATGTCGCAGTCGAGAATGCGAGCACGGTCAATCGCACCAGTGCGGGCGGTGCCGATGTCCTAGTTCCGTCAGGCTACAGCGGTCTCGGCGCGCACGACTACCAAAACGACAGCAACGACAGCAACTTCCGTGTCAGCCGGAAGAAGATGGGGGCGACGCCTGATACCAGCGTCGCCATCCCTGCATCGGACGCCACCACGGCAGGAGTTGCATACGTCATTCTAGTTGTCCGCGGTGCCGACGCTACGACACCCGAGGATGTTGCTGTCGTCACCACCGGCGGAATCAACACCGGAATCGCCAACGGTGCTGCGATCACACCTGTTACACCAGGCGCGTTGATTGCTGTCTTCGCCGGTGCCGCAGTGGCTGCCGGGGCTGTGTTCACCAATCCGACCGGCATGTCGACGGTCACCAACCATTTCCGCTCGGCGACCATCACTTCAACCACCAACGACGCCAACATTGGCCTGGCACTCAAGACCGATTGGACATCCGGCTCGTTCGACCCGGCAGCGTTCGGCGGTTCGACATCGACGAATACCGGCTCATGGTCGGCTGTGACCATCGCAATTCGGCCGCTTGTCACGACAACGCCGCTCAGCTTGAACGGAATCGACGCAGGAACGCCGACGCTCGACACGCCGGCCTTCTCGACAATTCACGCGCTCAGTGGATCCGGTGTCGACGCCGGAACCCCGACGCTCGCCTCACCGACGCTCGCTCAAGTTCACGCGCTATCGTTAACCGATACATCGGCGGGCGCTCCGCTCCTCGATGCAGCAGTCGTGTCCCAGACGCACTCCTTTTCTCCGCTAGCGATCGATGCCGGCGCACCGACACTCGACTCCCCGTCCTTTTCCTCGGTCGTGACGGTTGATCTGGTGCTGCTCGGCGTCGATGCCGGAATCCCTACGCTGGATGGGATGTCGTTCGCGCAGACTAATGCGCTTGGCGCTCCCGCCCTGGACGCTGGAACCCCGACGCTCGACGCGCCGTCCTTTTCTCAAGCGCATGTCTTGTTGCCGATTTCGATCGACGCTGGCTCGCCGGTTCTTTCATCCGCGGACATCGTGCAGAACCACGCGATCTCAGCGCAATCCATTGACTCGGGTGCTCCGGTGCTAGGTTCTCCCGCCTTGGGTCAGTTGCACGTCATGGCGCCCCTCTCCATTGACTCGGGCGTGCCGACGCTCGGCAGTCCTGCACTGGCCGATCCGAATGTAGCGATTCCGCTCGTTCCTCTCGACATCACCGCGGGCTTCCCCGTGCTCGGCAGTCCGGTGCTGCGTAGTCCTCCCGCGCTTGAAAAGCTCTGCGTTCATTCGCGTGTCCGCCGTACGCGCTTCCACCGGCTGCTGCCTCCTTTCTATCATTGAATGAACGGTTCAACCTGCGCTTGACAAGCTGGACTGAATTCACTAAACGGTTGCATAACCCACCATTACGTGCGATTTAGGCGCGGATGCCCCTGTCCGCCGAAGAGATCGCTGTTCTGCAGACGCGCCTCGATGAAGCGGAGGCGGCGTTCCATAAACTTATGACCGGCGCTTCGGTGGCGGAATTCCGCGACGCGAACGGCGAGCAGGTGCGCTACACGGCGGCGAACTCGGGCAAGCTCGCTCGCTACATTCAATCTCTGAAGGATCAGATCGCTGGTACGGAAAGCGGTCCTCTGAGGCCGTTCTACCTATGAGCGAATTTGACGAACTGCTCAGCGGCGGTTCCCCTTCCGCGCGTGCAGCGCTCCCTGCGCCGGTCACGGTCCCACCGGTCGCAGGGAGCGATCTCGCGCTTGGGCCGATGGAAGCTGCTGACCGCGAAAACAGCGTGATCGCACTTTGGTCGTCGCCGCTGCAGTCAGCCGACGCTGACATCCTGCCCGAGAAGCAGGTGGTCGACGGCCGCGCCCGCGACATGATGCGCAACGACGCGTTCGTCCAGGGCGGCCAGCAGCTGCACAAGGACAACATCGTCGGCGCGCACTATCTGCTGAACGCGCGCCCCTCGTCGCGCGTGCTGTTCGGTAAGCAGGACGACGCCTGGGAAGAAGCGTTTCAGGAGGAAGTCGAGGAGAAGTGGGAACTCTATTCCGATTCTCCTGACTGTTGGGTCGACGCGGCGCGGCTGAACAATTTCACGGCGCATATCCGTCTCGCTGTCGGCGTTCATCTCCTCGGCGGCGAAGTGCTCGCGACGGCCGAGTGGATCACCGATGACGGCGCGCCCTTCTCGACGGCCATTCAGATGGTCGAGATCGACCGCCTTTGCACGCGGATGGACGATCCATCTTCGATGATGGACCCGAACATTCGTGCCGGCGTCCGTTTCAACAGCCGCGGCGCGCCGATCGCCTACCAGATCCGCACGCAGCATTGGGCCGACTATGGTCCGCAGCCCTTCGGCCTTCCGCAGTGGAAGGAGATTCCGATCCGCAAGCCTTGGGGCCGGATACAGGTCATTCACCTGTTCGAGTCTCAGCGCCCCGAGCAGACCCGCGGCATCACCGAGATGGCGAGCGCCCTCAAGGCGATGAAGATCACGCATACGTTCCGCGACATCCAGGTGCAGAACGCCGTGACGCAGGCGCTCTACGCCGCTGCGATCACGTCGGAGCGTCCGCCCAATGAGGTCTTCGCTGCGCTAGGCGGAGGCACCGCATCACCCGAAGCGATGCAGGCGGCGATCGACTCTTACTGCCAAGGTTACCTCGGCTCGGTCGCCGAATATGTCAGCAGCGGCAAGGGTCTGCAGATCGACGGCGTCAAGATCCCGCGCCTCTACCCCGGCGAAAAGCTCGAACTGCTGTCTCCCGGCAGCAACGGTCCGCTCGGCACCGAGTTCGAGCAGTCGCTGCTGCGTTACATCGCGGCTGCGCTCGGCGTCAGCTACGAGCAACTGGCACGCGACTACACCAACACGAATTATTCCTCTGCCCGCGCTGCGATGGTCGAGACCTGGAAGTTCATGCAGTCGCGCAAGAAGGCGATTGCCGACCGGTTCGCCTCGCATATCTACCGCCTGTGGCTCGAAGAGGCGATGAACACAGGCCAGATCGAGGCGGTGAAGCGCCGCGGTATGCCCTCGCTCTACAGCCCGCAGAGCGGCAGCCGGTTCGGCCGTCTCAACCTCAATTTCGATGCGATCTCGCGCTGTGAGTGGATCGGCGCGTCGCGCGGCCAGATCGACGAGCAGAAGGAAACGGAAGCGGCGATCGCCAAGATCAACGCCGGCCTGTCCACCGCAGAAGACGAACTCGCGCGGCTCGGCAAGGATTGGCGCAAGGTCTTCCGCCAGATTCAGCGCGAGCAGGAGATGCGCAAGACGCTCGGCCTCGTGCTGCCCGGTCTCGAACCGAAAGTGGCGCCAACGGCCACGCAGTCGAACGACAACAACCCCGACGACACGCCCTCAGACACGAACAAGAAAGCGGCGAAGCAATGACGATGACGAATCCGCTCATGGCTCGTTTCGCGGGTGAGCCGGCTCTCATCGAGCCGACGCAGACCGAGCGATTCCGCGCGTGCCTCGAAGCCGTCGCTGCTTCCGAGCACGCCACCATATTGTTGACCGAGCAAGCGCAGACCGACGAAGACTTCTGGCAATTCGACCCAAATAGCTTCCTCGCGATGCTGCGGCCGTACGTGGTCAAAGACGGCATTTTGCACATTCCTGTAAAAGGCGTGCTGCTGCACAACTTCCCTTACGCCTTCGGATCATGGGCGACGGGTTACATCTACATTCAGAAGGCGTTCGAGCGCGGCATGGCGGACGCCAACGTGAAGGCGGTTGCGCTGGTGATCGACAGCCCTGGTGGCATGGTCGCCGGCTGCTTCGATGCGCTGGACAAGATGCTCGCCGTCAAGTCGAAGCCGGTTCGCGCTTTTGCGCACGAGGCAGCTTACTCCGCAGCCTATGCGATGGCGATGGCGGCAGATCATATTGCAGTCAGCCGCACCGGCGGCGTCGGCTCAGTCGGCGTGGTTACGAGCCACATTGACCTGTCCAAGGCGCTCGACGCAGCAGGCATCAAGATCACGTTCATTCACGCGGGCAAGCACAAGGTCGACGGTAACTATACGGAACCGCTCGCCGACGATGTCAAAGCCCGCATTCAGGCTCGCATCGACGAGCTTTACGCAGTCTTCGTGTCAGCAGTGGCACGGGGCCGTGCGATGGAGGAGCAGGCGGTTCGGGACACCGAGGCGCTAACCTACACCGCCACGCAAGCAGTATCGATTGGGTTCGCCGATTCCATCGGTTCGCTCGACGATGCGGTAGCCGCATTCGCGGCTTTCCTGGACGACCAGTCCGACAACCAAGGAGAAGAAGCAATGGCTGAGGAAGCCAAGACTTCGGCGGTCGATCAGGCCGCTGTCGATGCCGCGCGAACGGAAGGTCAGACGACCGGACGCAGCGAGGGCGCAACCGCCGAGCGTGAGCGCATTGCCGCGATTCTCGGCTGCGATGAGGCGAAGGACCGTCCGGCCCTTGCACAGCACATCGCGATGAAGACGGCCATGTCTCCCGACGAGGCCAAGGCGATGCTCGCAGCCTCTGCGAAGGAGACCGTCGAGGCTCCGGCGCAGACCGACGACGAGGAGGAAGCCAAGGGTGACACCGGTTTCTCCGGTGCCATGTCGAAGGGCAACCCCGATGTCGGCGGCGGCAGCGGCGGCGGCAACGAGCCGGAAGCCAAGGAGGACGGCAGCGACGTTCTCGCGCTTGCGGCGTCGGTCGGCATCAAGGGCTTCGAGAAGAAGTAAGCTCTCCCTCTCGCAACAAGGAACGCAACAATGACGGACATCAATGCGTCTTACAAGAATGCCGGGGCGCGCGCCGTTCCTGCATTCGAGCAGCTGGACTCGTATATCGACTCCAACCTCGTCGCAGGCGCCGAGCCGGCCATCAGCCAGCCCGTGCGCATCCTGCTCGCGTCGTCGAAGACGCTTTCTCAGTTCAGCGTCGTCGGTGTCGACGCCAGCGGTCACCTGACCCTGGCGACGTACGATGCCGACCCGTCGCTGGCCGTGAAGCCGATCGGCGTGCTCATGCAGGCAGCCACCTCCGGCGCGTCGAACTCGACCATCTACGGCGAAGTGTCGCTCAGCGGCTGCTACAACGCCGGGTCGGACGACACCGGCTCTGACAGCCCGCTGGTCTGGGATGCCACCTACGACACCCTCGCGAAGAAAACCGCAGGGCCGCTGGTGGTCGGCAATCCGGATCTCGTCTTCCGCAGCCGTCTCGGCGCCAACGCGTCGTAACCTACGTTTCAACCGTAGGTTCAGACCTCAACTCTCAGGAGTAAAAGAAAATGGCAAATCCGTACGAGCTTTGGCAGACTCGCCAGCTCCTCGGCGTCTTCCGCGACAGCAAGCCGGAGACGTTCTACTTCGGCCGTCTCTTCCCGAACCAGATGCTCTCCGACAGCGAGTGGATCGACTTCGAGAAGCTGCCGGTTCGCAGCCGCAAGCTGGCGCCCTTCGTGAAGCCCCTCGGCCGCGGCCATGGCGTCTTCACCGACAAGGTCGACGGTTATCGGTTCAAGCCGGCGAACGTCGTCGTCGAGGACTCCGTCGATCCGCTTCGTCCGCTGACCATGCAGCCGGGTATCGATCCGTCGATGCTCGACGTTCGTCAGCGCCTGTCGCCGATGCAGCGCCTGTCGCTCATCAAGGCGCAGATGCTGCGCGAGATGCAGCTGGCGGTCGAGCGCCGGTGGGAGTGGATGCGCGCCCGCGCGATCATCGACGGCAAGGTGACTTGCGTCTACAAGGACGGCGCTTCCGTCCTCGTCGACTTCAAGCGCGACGCCGGCCACACCGAAACGCTCACCTCGGGCAACTATTGGGGTGACACCGGTGTGTCGATCCTCGACCACGTCAAGACGATCATGGACACCATGGTCGATGCGGACTTCGGCGGCCTGCCGACCCGCATCACGATGGGCGGCGGCGTCGCCACCGTCGTGCGCAAGGACGCGGAGATTTTGGATCACCTCGACGTGAACAAGCGCGGCGGTGTTCACACCGTCGATCGCGGAATCGCGCCGAGCGACAAAATCTTCAAGTTCGGCGAACTGTTCATTGGCGGTGCCTCCGGCCACGTCATCGAACTGTGGGTCAACAACGAGACCTACACCGCCGACAACGGCACGCAGACGCGGTATCTCGGCAACAACGAGATCATCGTCGAATCGTCGCCGGAAGCGATCAACGGTTACGAGTGCTTCGGCCAGATCGTCGACAAGGATGCGCAGTATCAGGCCATCCCGATGTTCCCGAAGAACTTCGAGACCGGCGAGCGCGTCAAGGTCGAGAACCTGTCGGTCGAATCGGCTCCGCTGTTCGTACCGATCAACCCGAACGCTACCTACAAGGCGACTGTCATCGCCTAACGGGTGACGTGAAACGGAGCGGCGGGTTTGCGGATCCGCCGCTCCATCTTTCCCAAACAGAAGAAGGGCCGATTTTATGAGCCGCAATAAGCGTAACCAGGCAGCCGCTGCTCCTGCAGCCGCTCCAAAGGCGGACGAAGATTCATTCGACAGCCTGACCGCTGCTCCCGTTGCCGATGCCGATGGCGACGGCCACGACGATGCCACAGGTCAGTTCGTGGAGGGCAACCCTGGACGCCCGTCCGAGGAAGCCGCTGATCCTGTCACCGACGATGAGCCTGCCACCGACGCGGAAGACGAAGCTCCCGCAGCCGAGGCGACCGAACTCGTGCCGGTCTTCGCGCTCAACCGCATCAACGGCAAGCCGGCGGAGCGCATCTTCACGCCGGACAGCATCGAGCAGCTGAACGAGCTTCGGCAGCTTGGCGCCGTTCGCAACCTCACCGCGGCTGAGGCCGCAATCTTCGGCGCTCAGAGCGAGTAGCCGATGAGCCGCTTGCGCGACATCAAGCGGCAGGTGCGCGGGGACCTCCACCTTCAGGCGGCGGTTCCCGCGCTCTACATTCCCGTGCCAAACGCAACGCCGGTCGCTTGCACCGTGCGTGTTTGGCTCAAGTCCGACGAGATGACCGGCGCCGCCGCCCAGGAAGGGTCGGCGATGATGACGAATCCCGAGGACCGCCTTCGTTTCGACCTCGCCGAGTTCAGCGCGCCGCTGCGCGTGCAGACCGCAGTCGTCTCCGTGGAAGCCGGCGAGGCTTACCGCATCGACCACCTCTACCCTGCCGACCTCGGCTACCAGACCGCTCGCGTTACTCGTCTGAGCGCGTCCGAAGCTGCAGGTCTCCCCGTACCGGCATGACCGAGTTCCGTGCTGAAAATCGAGGCGGCATCTACGTCGTCGCGGTCGAAGGTCTGTCCGCGCTGAGGGCGCTGGAGGATATTCCCGCGAACGTGAAGCGTGCGGCACTGCAGGCGGTCAACCGCACTGCCGATCGCACGCGCACCGCCGCCGCGCGCAGGATGCGCGAGCAGGTGAACTGGCGCGCGAGCTACCTCTCGCCGAGCCAAGGCCGCTTCAACGTTACCGAGCGTGCTCGTGCCGACAGCCTCGAAGCGCGCATCACCGCGCGCCAGCGGCCGACCAGCCTTGCGTCATTCAGCACCGGCACGGTCGGCGGGAAGAACGGTGTCACCGTGCAGGTGGCGCCCGGTTTCGCGAAGCTGATGAAGCGCGCCTTCCTGGTGCGGCTTCGCGTTGGCAGCCTGCCGCTCGATACACGGTCGAACCTTGGCCTAGCGATCCGCTTGAAGCCGGGTGAGCGCGTCGACAACAAGCGCGTGATGATCCCGCTGCGGAAGGGCAGCAACGTCTACCTGTTGTACGGGCCGAGCGTCGACCAGGTGTTCCGTTCGGTCGCCGGCGAGGTCGCGCCCGACGCTGCCGAATTCCTCGAATCAGAATTCCTCCGTCTGATGGAGTTGGACCGCAATGCCTGATCCGTTCAAGCTCAAGGCGCTGAAGGCGGTGACCGCTGCGCTGAAGGAGATCACCCCGGCCAACGGCTACGTCAACGACCTGGCCGACTTCGATCCCGGCGACGGGGTGATGACTTCGCGCGTCTACCGCGGCCGTCTGTGGTTCGGCGAGAGCGACCCGATTCCGATGCTCAGCCTCCTCGAAGGGCAGGATCCTGCAGAGGACGTTGCACCGCCACCGGTCAACACACCTTCCGCTGAATATGATTGGGACCTCATCGTACAGGGTTTCGTCGACGATGATCCGGCGAACCCCACCGATCCTGCCTATACGTTGCTGGCTGATGTGCGGAAGCGCCTGCTTGCAGAGCGCAAGATACGCACGGCGCAGCACGATCCCAATCCGTTCGGCCTCGGTCTCGGGAAGAACCGCGTGGTCGATGTGCGTGTCGGTCCAGGCGTCGTTCGCCCCGCCGACGATGTGTCCGCGAAAGCCTGGTTCTGGCTGCGGTTGACCCTGCGCATCTTCGACAATGCGGAGAATCCTTATGACTAGCGTTGGGCGGATTTTCACTATAGAAGTGAAACCAAACTAAAGGAGTGACGAGAATGGCAATCGGCAATCAGACGCTCGGGCGGGGCAAGGTGTATTTCTCCCTGTTCAAAACCGGCACTTACACGCCGGAAGGCTATCGCTACATCGGCAACACGCCGTCGTTCAACGTGACGATCGACAATCAGAAGCTGGAGCACTTTTCCAGCGACGAGGGCATCCGCGTCAAGGACAAGTCGATCATCCTTGAGACGACGCAGACCGGCAACATGTCGTGTGACGACATCCAGCTGGAGAACTTGGCGCTGTTCTTCTTCGGCGAATATCAGACGCTGTCGCAGACCTCCGCGACGGCCGAGACCGAGACCTTCACCGATGTGAAGCAGGGTCTGACCTACCAGATCGGCGTCACTGACTCGACTCCGACCGGCGTCCGCTCGCTGTCGAACGTCGTGGTCAAGGTCGGCGCTACGACCAAGGCGATCGACACGGACTACACGATCGACACCGAACTCGGCCTGCTGACCATCGTCGACGGCGGCACCATCCTCGATCTCGATGATGTGATCGTTACCTATGACCGTGCGGCGAGGTCGCGCGATCAGGTGATCAGCGGCACCGACCAGGTCGAGGGCAGCATCCTGTTCGTCTCGGCGAATCCCGAGGGCGACAAGATGGACTACCTCATGCCGTATGTCCGCCTCGCGCCGAACGGCGACTTCGCGCTCAAGTCCGACGAGTGGCAGACGCTGAACCTCAACGTGGAGATCCTGACGGCACCGAACCGCTCGGCGATCTACGTCGACGGTCGGCCGTACGTCTAAGCTGGAAAGGTGAGGCACGATGGGACTGCGTAACCTCCCCATTCCGACGAAGACCGTGGAAGTCGCGGACGGTGTCACGTTCACCGTTCGCGGCTTCTCGCCGAATGACGCTCTTTCGATCTATCACCGCCACCGCGGAGAACTGTCGACGATGTTCGACGATCTCGTCGGCGAGGTGAAGAAGGGCGGCAAGAAGGCGAAGGCCGTCGACGTTGAACAAGTGAAGGCTTTCGGGGCCAACATGGTCAGCGGTGCGCCGCGGATTATGGCCGAGATCATCGCGATCGCTTCAGGCAGCGTTGCACCTTCTTCGACTCTCAGGGACGAAGCCGAACTGGCGCGTCTTACCGAAGAGTTCGAGGCGGATGTCGAAGCTGCGCTGAAGCTCTCTGCGGCTGTCCAGATGGACGCGCTGCAGAAGATCGGTGACCTGTCCTTCACGCCGGAGATGCCGCCGGGAAAATTCCTCGCCGTCGTGGTAAGGCTGGCGCACAGCGCCACGGCGGCGATGACGCCTTCTTCGACAGCATAGAGGAATGGCTGTGGGGAATCCGGAAACAGGTCAGCCTGCTTCTGGATCACGGTCATCCCGACGCTGCCGACTACCCCATCGCTATGGTGTGGGACGAAGCGTCAATCGTGGCGGATCGCGTCAAGGGACAACTCGCGACGCAGGCGGTTCTCATTCAAGCGGCAACGGCGACAACGGGTTGGGCGGCCAGTCAGAAGACCCACGAGCATTTCCAGGGACTGATTAAGCAACTCTCCGGAGAGAACTGAAGATGGCCGAGAACCGCAGGGACGTTAATCTAGTCATCCGCGCAAAGGATGAAGCGTCCCGCGCCTTCGAGCAGGCCACGACGGTCCTTGAGCAGCTTGTCGGCATCAATACGAAGGTCGGCACGAGCGCTAGCAACGCTGCGTCCGACCTCGCGAAGCTCGCCGAAATCGCCGTTACGCTCGACAAGGTCTATACGGCGGTCAACGGCTCGGCCGAGCGCGCCGCTACCGGCTTCTCGCGTCAGCAGACAGCGATCGCCGCGCAGCGCAACGAACTGGCCGCGCTTCAGGCCCAAGCGAAGAACGCCCAGGCCGCAATCGAGCGGCTGAACGGCGCCGAGGCCGTGGTCGCCGCTGGCCGCAATCAGCAGCCGCGCCTTCAGGCACTGCAGCAGGTCACCGCCGAATATAATCGTCTGGAGCAGGCACAGCAGCGGCTCAAGTCATCGATCGCCATTGCCGAAGCCGAACTCAACTCGCAGCGTTCGTCGCTGCAGCAGATCGGTTCTACGGCAACAGCAGTCGAGCAGGCGCAGAACCGCCTCGCCTCGACGACGCAACGTCTCACGACCGTCATGCAGAACCAGGCGAAAGCCGCGAGCGTCCTGCAGACGATCGAGCGCAACACCGGCCTCACCAACCGCGACTCCACTGATTATCAAGCGCTCGTCGGCCAAATCCATGCGGTCTCTGCGGCGCGCGACGAGGAGATCGCTCGTCTCAAGGCCGAAGAGGCTGCCACCGCAGCGGTGAGCCGCGCCAAGGAAGAACAGGCGCGCATCAACCAGTTGCTCAATGTCGGCACGGCGCAGGGCAAATCGGCGCAGGCGTCGGCCGCCGTGTTCCAGCAGGCCGATGTCGAGGCGCAGAAGAAGTTCGAGCAGACTGCGGCGCAGGCGGCGCAGGCGGCGAAGGAAGAAGAAGCAGCCATTGCCTCGCTGCGCGCCGAGATCAACCCGCTGGCGGTGGCCGAACAGCGGGCCGCAGCCGAGACGGCGAAGCTCGACGACTGGTTCAAGCGCGGCAAGATCACGCAGGTCGAATACGCGGTCGCGACGAAGAGTGTCGAGAACAGCCTGAAGCGCGCGAAAGCCGCCATGGCGGGCATCGATTCGCGCGGTCGCCCGTCACTGTTCGGCCTGAAGCCGTACGAACTGCAGAACCTGAGCTTCCAGGTCAACGACATCATCACGCAGCTGGCTTCAGGCACATCGCTGTCGCAGACCCTCGCGCAGCAGTCGGGTCAGCTGATCCAGTTGTTCCCGCAGGTCGGCAACGCCGTGATCGCTGCGTTCAAATCGCCGCCGATCCTCGCGTTCGCTGCGGCGGTCGGCACGGTCGCGCTCGGCCTCCACGAAGTCGCTGAGGAAGCAGCACGGCTTCGCGCACTGAACGCCGTGCTGGAGTTGAATGCTGACGGAGCGTTGCACAGCGCCGAAGGACTGGCCGTCGCCTCGAAGGCGATGCAGCAATACGGCATCAGTGCAGAGGAGGCGCTGGCTGTCACGAAGACCCTCATCAAGGAGGGCTTCGACGATTCGCAGGTCGTGCAGCTTGGCGAGTCGTCTAAAATCCTGGCTGACGTTCTCGGGATCAAGGTCACCGATGCGGCGCAGCAGGTCGCCGACGCGTTCCGCGGCAGCTATGACTCGATCAAGAAGCTCGACGACGCCACGAATTTCCTGAGCGCAGCGCAGCGTGAGCACATCAAGACCCTGTTCGAGCAGGGCAAGGTCGAGCAAGCACGGCAAGAGGCGCTGCGGATCTTCGAACAGAAGATGGAGGTCGTCGCCGATAAGATGCGCGGCCCGTGGCACGACGCAACCATCAGTCTCGGCGTCGCGTGGCAGACCTTCAAGGAAGCACTCGCAAACAACTCGGTCATGGATCAGGTTGCAGGCTCACTGGATAAGTTGGGCCGCAAGACCTCGGACCTGATCAACAAGCTCCGTGGCATCCGCGACATCACCACGGTCAACAATGAGATCAAGGATGTGCAGGAGCGCATCGACCTGCGTAACCGCGGCGGTGCCGGACTCTTCGGTCCTGGCGCAATCGATTTCGTCTCGGGTTCAACGCAGGCGAAGGACGAACAGCGGCTCAACGAACTGTTGCACGAGCGCAGCCGGATTCTCAGCGAAATCGGCAAGCAGCAGGATGCCAGCGGCAACGCATCGAAGAAGCTCAGCGAACTGCAGCAGAAGCAGAACGCCGATCTACAGGCTGCGACCGAGAAGCTGAAGGCGCAGGGCGATCTCACGAGCGACCGCACCAAGCTGCAGATCGAATATAACGAAGCGCTTCTGGAAGCACAGCGAACCTTCCCCAACTCGGCACCCGAGTTGCAGCGTCAGTATGCGCTGACCAAGCAGAAGATGCTGCAGATTCAGTTGGACAAGCAGCACGCTGCCGAGGCGAAGGCGGCTGCCGATCAGGCAGAGCGTGAGCGCAAAGAGCGTGAGCGACTGGCGAAGGACCCGATCTTCCAGTCCGTGTCGCTCATCAAGAGCTTCGAGGGTTTCTCGTCGCACGCGAAGATAGACAGCGACGGGCGCTTCCGTGCCGGCTTTGGCTCGGACACGTTCACCCGTCAGGATGGCAGCATCGGCCAGGTCACGTCGAAGACGGTCGTCACGCTCGACGATGCAGTCCGCGATCTGGAGCGCCGCGTCGTCGAGTTCCAGAACGTCGTCAAGCAACAGATCGGCGCGGAGCGATTTGCCGAGTTCTCGGCGCGGCAGCAGGCGGCGCTGACCTCGATCGCGTACAATTATGGCAAGCTGCCCGACCGAATCGTCGAGGCGGTCAAGCATGGCACGAGCCAGCAGATCGCTACGGCGGTGCAGGGTCTCGCGGGCGACAATGGCGGCATCAACGCGAAGCGGCGCAACAAGGAAGCCGCCATCCTCGGCGTGCAGAACCTCGCGGTCGATCAGGGCGCGGAACAGGCGCTGGCCGACATCGAGGCCGAACGTCTCAGGGTGCAGACCGCGTTCAACGAAAAACTCAAGGAGGAGAACGACACTCGCCGGCAGGACATCGCGCAGCTGGAGGCCCAGAAGGGACTCGTCGGCGATGCGCTCCTCGCGGAGCAGAAGAAGGAGTTCGTCGCCGACGCGATCCTCAAGAAGCAGCAGGAGATCGACAAGCTCAACGCGCAGCGCGCGAATGAGGGCAAGCCGCTCATCCAGTTCACCGAGGAACAGAAGAAAGCGGTCGGGGACCTGGCTGCCACATATTTCGATCTAGCGCACGCCAAGGACGCGGCAGCGAACGCGCGCGACGCCGTTCAGCAGCCGCTGGATGCGCTGCAGGCGCAGAAGGAAGCGATTCAGGCGCAGATCGACTTCTTCCGCCAGAACGGTCAGGACGGCATGGCCGACCGCCTGCTGCCGCAACTGGATGCGATTAACAGCAAGCTGAAAGACGCGATCCAGAACATGATCAAGTTCTGGCAGTCGGTTCTCCAGGGCGCACACGGCGGAGCCGCTGCATTTGGCACCACCAACGAGGCGATCAAAGCTACGATTCTCGCTCTGCAGGGTGCCAGCGAACAGGCCGACCGCCTGACGACGTTCATGGGCCTGACGGCCGAGAGCATCGCGCACGCGTTCACCGGTGCGGCAGTCAGCGCGATCGAGAAGTTCGCCCAGGCGGTCGCGGGCGGCGCCAACGTGTTCAAGTCGCTGAAGGAAGCGTTTCTCCAGTTCGCCTCCGAATTCCTGCTGAAGATCGCCGAGATGATCCTGCAACAGATCATCTTCAACGCAGTGATGCAGGGGCTGAAGGCAATCGGCATCGGTGTACCGGTGGCGCACACCGGCGGCGTCGTCGGTCGAGACGCGCTGGCAAGTCGAACCGTTTCCCCGATGTGGTTCGCGAACGCGCGTCGCTATCACACCGGCGGCATTGCTGGTCTCAAGCCCGATGAGGTCCCCGCCATCCTCAAGCAGGGCGAGGAAGTGCTGACTGCAGCGGATCCGCGGCATCGTGCCAACGGTGGCGGCAACGGGAAGATGCCGAACATCAAGATCGTCAACGCGATCGACGCCGGTGAGTTCGTGTCGCAGGGTATCGGCACGGCGCACGGCGAGCGCGCGATCCTCAACTGGATGCGGGGCAACGCCGGCGCGATCCGTCAGGCGCTCGGCTAAATGTCCACCGATCCGGCAGCCGCATTCGTCTGGAGCTTCCTGCCCAATTGGCGGGAATCGTTTCAGGTGTCGCGCGAATACAAGACCGACATCTTCACGTCGCGCTCAAGGCGCGAGCAGCGTCGCGCGCTGCGTACTACGCCGCGACTGGAGTTCGGCTTTGAAGCGCTCGTCCATCTCGACGAGTGGCGCGAATATGAAGGGCTGATGAGCTACGCGCAGAACAAGCCGTTCATCATGCCCGACTGGACGCGGCGCTCAACTCTCGCTTCTCCTGCGGTGAGCGGCGGTTCGACCATCGTGCTCGCGGACGCGCCCTCGTGGGTCTTCGACGGCAGAGCGCTGTTCCTGTTCGACGGCCGCACCAGGCCGACGCCGGTGTATGTGGCGTCGATGTTGGGCAGCACCGTGACGCTCGCCGACCCGCTGAGCGCTGCATGGCCTGCCGGGACGATCGTGCTGCCGGGTCCGGTCGGCCTGCTGGTCGACGAGATCGACAACAGCAGTCCCGTCAACGGCCTCGCCGTCGTCAAGGTGAACTTCAAGGTCGAGCCGGGAAGCGAACCGTATGTCGCTCCGCCGGCGGCGCCGGTGACCTACAACGGCTTCGAGGTCTGCACGTTCAGGCCGAATTGGGCGAACTCGCTGACGCAGAACTTCATCTATCCGATGGAGCAGGTCGACTACGACCGCGGGCCGGTGGCGAACTTCTTCCCCTACGATTTCCCCTCACGGTCGCGGCGCGCCAGCTTCACGGCGATGGACGAAGCCGAAGGCCGCGAGTTCGAGGAATTCTTCGATCGGATGAAGGGGCAGCGCGGCGAATTCTACATGCCGACCGGAGTCAACGATCTGCCGCCGCTGTCGGATCTCGCGAGCGGAACTGCGACGCTGACCGTGGCCGACACGCTGGCTGCGACCTATTACTCGAACAGCAAGGTGTTCAAGGCGCTAGCCGTGCAGATGCGTGACGGCACCTTCCACTATCGGCTCGTCAACAGCCTCGTCCCGAGCGGCGGCAATACGGTCATCACCGTCAACACCAACTGGCCCTCGACGCTCGCTGCGTCGGACATCGTGATGATCTCATGGATGCCGGTGTGGCGCTTCGCGAGCGACACGTTGACGATGGACTGGCTGACGAACTCGGTCGCGCGTCTGGACTTGCCGATGCGAACGCTCGAACAACTGACCGCGGAGTAACGGATGCCGTTTGAACCAATCGAGGAAAGCCGTACGCTCGGCGAGCCAGTCGAACTCTACTTCTTCGTCTACGGCTCATCGGACACCGAGTATTACGCCTACACCGATTCAGAGGAGCCGATCACGATCGATGTCGGTGCTCCTTATGGCTCGGTCGAGTTTCAGCCTCATCCGATCATGCGCGACACGGTCAAGTCGTCAGGCACGCTCGACAAGCAGTCGCTAACCGTCAGCCTGCAGCGCGACGCGGAAGTCGCTGAACTGTTCCGTGTCTACCCGCCGACGCAGCCTGTGACCGCGATTATCCGCCAGGGGCATTTCGGAGATACGGAATTCCTCGTCATCTGGACTGGTCGCGTGCTCAGCTGCAAATTCACCGACAGCGAAGCCGAACTGACCTGCGAGCCGGTCGCCACGTCGATGAAGCGCGCCGGTCTGCGCCGCAACTACCAGTATGGCTGCCCGCACGCGCTCTACATGGGCAACGACCAGGCCGGCTGCCATGCCGACAAGGCAGCGGCGACGGTGAGCGCGACCGTTACTGCGATCAGCGGCTCCACGCTTTCGCTGTCGAGCGGCTGGAACGGCAGCTTTGCGGCCGAGAAATTCATCAACGGCATGGTCGAATGGACGACTGCGGCAGGATCGATCGAGCGGCGCACGACGCTGAACCTCAGCGGCAACGATCTGTCGCTGTCTGGAATCATCAGGAACCTGACGGTCGGAGCAACCGTGTCGGTGATCCTCGGGTGCAATCACCAACTGGACGACTGCGCTGATCTGCACAACGTCATCGGTGACTATGGCGGCCAGTGGCTGATTCCGACGAAGTCCCCGTTCGGCTTCTACAACAACTATTACTAGCGGATTAAGGACAGAGCTTCGCGAGCTATCTTCGCACAACGGCCTTCGACCTTGCGTTCAGTCCACAACTCGCGGTCGTTGGCATAAGATAGATGCGGCGTTCGTTCGGTTCGCGTATCCTCTTGCTGAATGCGTTCCAGCGCCTCCCGCATAATCTCGCTGGCTTCGGGGTTAGGGGATGCTGCGTGCATGGCGGTGTAGATTGCCTCTAGCCACTCGTTGATTTTCGACAGACTATGCGACTTCGCGGCCTTGCGCCCTGCCTCGACCATTTCATCGGTCACAATCGCCTTGGGTGGGTCACTTGGGCGTCTCGCTTGCGGCGCTCAGGCCGCCGACGCGGTAGGCATAACAGGGGCGGCTATCTGGCAGCGTGTCGCTGAACGCGGGCAAGCAGGCGGTGCAGCCGTTGTCGTCAGTCGCGAACTCATCGTCGCCAAATAGTGGCGCTCCGCATGGTTCGCAGCATCCGCAAAACTCTTTTAGAATCTTCCGGCAGCCTAAGTTGTCACACTCGCTGATTATGCCGTCAGCAATCATCCGCTCCGTGAATCTAGCGGCTTCGTTGTAGCCGATGCCGAGTTCGTTCTTAATGGCCTGCGTTGTCATACGGCCGTTGCTCCCAACGGCTGCCCAGACGGCCTCCCCGTAACGGTCCATCATTCCTGCTCCTTGTTGGATGCGCGGAGAGAAGCGATCAGCTCCTTTGCCAGCGGCGTATCGAACGTGATGCTGCCGTGGCGCTTGGTGCCTAGCCCGAGCGAGCATAGATGCCCGCCAGCCTCGAACATCCACGATCCCCAACCGTCGCATTCGCCAAGAAGCAGCGCGCGTTCGTGCTCGCTCAGCTGCTCGGCAAGCTCCAGCAATGATGGTTTCATCGATCCTTCCCTGCGTAATTCCCAAATCCCCTACATCTTTCAACCTACACAGTCAACCCAAAGTTGAATTTAACTCACGTGCGAGCCGCTGCTGGACCGCGTTATCCTTCCGCAACGCATCGAACCGTGGCTGGACGGCGATCTGCACCAATTCAGTGTGTCGCTCAGCATCGAACGGCAGGCCGGTAAGATATTGCCAGATGTTCGTCGCATCGAAGGGATCGAACAAGCAGCGCCAGTGATAGTGCCGCCCGTGGACGCGGTCGAGAAGTCCCGGCGCTTCGTCGTCCGGCGCCGCCTCGGGGACACCGCAGCGCTGCAGCGATTCACGAATTTCCCCGAGGGGACGATGCAGGATGAGCTTCCGCGCCGGATGATTGTTGAGCCAATCGAGCCACATCCATGAGCCGCTGCAGCTGATACCTGCGACACGTTCGCCAGCGCGAAGCGGCACGACCTGATCCAGCCTGGAATAGTGCGTCGTCCAGAGAGGGTCGTGGACGCAGAACGTCCGGTCGGTCGTCAGCCAGTTGGCGGCCCATGTAGTCCCGCTCCGCGGCAGCCCAATCACCATGAATTCAATCATCGGTTGAACGTGCCACGGGCTGCTTCCAATTTCAACCCCTTGGTGTTATCTCACCTACAAATGGCATTCTTCGTTCAGCTGGCGATCGCGATTGCGATGATGATCATCGCTTACGTGATCATGCCCAAGCCGAAGCCTCCGAGGCCCGAGGCGGCGAAGGACTTGGAGGATCCGACAGCCGAAGCGGGGCGCCCGATTCCGGTCATCTTTGGGACCGTGCTGGTCAAGGGCGGCAACGTGCTGTGGTTCGGCGAGAAGTCGATCAAGACCTACACGGTCAAGACCGACAGCGGCGGTAAGTGATGCGCATCACGATCGACGATGCTCGGCAGGCAGGCCATTGCGTCAGCGGAGTGCGCGCCTGGGCGAGGTCTCATCCTCATCTCGACTTCCGCGACTTCCTCAAGAACGGCGTCGACAGCGATGACCTGCCGCAGGACGATGCGCTGGTTCAGCAGATCATCGAGCGTAAGGTTCAGCGCGAACTGCTCGATGTCGACCCTGCAGAAATCAACGGGCTGACAATCACCGCTGAAGACGTGCAGGCCGCTGGCAAATGTCTCGACGGCTCGCGCGAATGGGCGCGCCTCAACGGATTCGATTTCCGCGACTTCATCAAGAACGGTGTGCCTGCGGCGCAGCTGCTTGCCACGGGCGACGCCGAAGCGCGCCTGATCGTCCGTCACGCACTCGAAAGGAACCGCAATGGGCGGCGGTAAATCTGGCGGAGAGCAGGAAGTCAATGAATACTACATGGCGATGCACATGGGATTCTGCTCGGGTCCCATTGATGCGTACGTTGGCCTGCAGATCGGAGAGAAAGTCGCCTGGGAAGGTGAAGTTACCACCCAAAGCATCATCACCGTCAGCAAGCGCGACCTCTTCGGCGGCCCCAAGAAGGAAGGCGGCGTCGCTGGCAATGTTCATTTTCTTCCTGGCGGCATAACGCAGACGCTGTCCGATTTCCTCGCGGCCAAGCTCGGTCGCGGAACTGGCGCAAACTGCCCCGGCTTCCGAGGGCTGACCTCGTTGTTTTTCACCGGTCCGGATTTCTCTGGCGGCTCAAAGGGTCTGATCAAAGGGCGAGGTTTCTACTGGACTGCGAACAACCCGTATCTGCGCACCGTCTGGGCAGCATTCCGTCGCGCGCCGCGGGGACTCAATCCAGCTTATGCGCTGATCCCGCGCATCGGCTCGACTGGCTCCTCAACCAGCGGCTACCTGACGACGGTCAATCTCAACGCGATCACGAACGCGACGAAGATCGAAAGCGAGGCGCTGAGCACCAAGGGCATCACGATTTCCGGACTCAGCCCTGTCGATGTTCTCACGATCTCGATGCCGCTCGGGCAAACCTACACCGCTAGCTTCAATGATCGTTATTTCGGTTTCTATTCGACTGGCTTCCGCGTCATCATGGATAGCGACCCAAGCCGCTTCTACGAATGGGTCAGCGGTCCGTACAACACCGCAGAAGAGGCTAGGGCGGCATTCCCCGGCGTAACGCTGAGCGGAGCTTCAACATACACCTTCTACATCTGGGACGACTTCGTCTCCGACAACAGCGGCGGAGTCTCCCTCTACATCGACAAGACGAACTATAACGCGCCCGACGCCAATCCCGCGCACATGATCTACGAGTGCCTGACGAACACCGATTGGGGCATGGGCGCTCCGTCGACGATCATCGACACAGACGCATTCGAGGCAGCTGGCATCACCCTCTACGACGAGCGGCTTGGCCTGTCGATGATCTGGACGCGGCAGACGACGATCGAAGCGTTCGTCACCGAAATCCTCGACCACATCCAGGCGACCTTGTTCGTCAACCCGCGGACCGGCCTCATCACGATCAAGCTGATGCGCGACGATTATGATGTCGCCACGCTGCGCGAGATCACGATCGACAACGCAAAGCTGTCGAACTTCCAGCGCAAGGCATGGGGCGAGATCGCCAACGAAGTCACGGTCACCTGGACGAATCCCGAGAACGAGCAGGAAGAAACCGTCACCGCGCAGGATCTCGCCGGCATCGCGACGCAGGGAACGATCATCCCGAGCGGTCGCAACTATTACGGCGTCAGGACTTCTGCGCTGGCGATGATCCTCGCATCCCGCGACCTCCGCATGTCGGCGGCACCGATCGCATCCCTGGAAGCCGAACTCGACCGCAGCGCGTGGGACTTGCTGCCAGGTGAGGTCGTCAAGGTGACATGGGCCGAGCATGGCCTGAGCAGCGTGGTGATGCGGGTCGGACCGGTCGATTATGGCAAGCCTGGTCAACCGACCATCCGTGCGTCGCTGCTCGAAGACATCTTCTCCTTCAGTTCTGCGAACTATTCGGAGCCGCCGTCGTCAGGCTGGAACAGCGGCGGTCAGGCAGCAGACGCCATGGACTATAGCCGGGTCATCACCATTCCGGCGTTCTTTGCCGCACGCCTGGGCGCAGCGGCCGATGCTGCATATCCGGAGGTCGCCGCCGGCATCCTCGCGTCGACGGACAATTCGGACGCGGTCAATTACGATGTGCTCGGCTCGGTCGTTCAGCCGGATGGAACGACGGTCGACACGGTGCTGAGCACCAACACGATCCTCGGTCACGCGACGTTGACGGATCCATTGGTAGCCGAAGCAGAAAGCCTCGGAGTCACCTATTCCGGTCTCGTCGGTAACGTTGCTCCGGACCAGAACGTGTTCGTCTTCATCGGCGGCGATGCGACCGATGAAACGGACATGGAAGTGGGGTTGATTACGCTGAGCGGCACCGATCCGGTGTTGAAGCGCGGTCTGCTCGATACAACCCCGAAGGATTGGCCGGCAGGCACGGTGATCTGGTTCGTCTCGACTTCCTCCAGGATCAGCGACAACACCATTCGGTCTGACGGTGAAGGCGTTACCTACAAGCTGCTGATGCGCACGTCGCTCGACGTTCTCGATTCCGCCTCGGCACCGACGCTTACCGGCACGTTATTCGATCGTCCGTATCTGCCGAACCGCCCTGCAAACGTGCAGATCGACGGTGTGAGCTTCAACACGCTCGCTGATCCGGTCGACATGAGCGATCGCGCCGATCCATGGGTGACGGTTACCTGGGCGAACCGCAACAGACTGCTCGAAGACAGTCAATTGGTCTGGTGGACCGATGCCACCATGACGCCGGAGACGGGTCAGGTGACGAAGATCCGCGTGCTGAGCCGTGACGGCGCGACGGTGCTGGCGACGCATGATGATCTTGCCGGCACGTCCTTCGACATTCCCGATGCTTCATTCGGCACCGAGGACATCGTCATCGTCGAGGTCGGCGCGAAGCGCGTCGATTCCGATGGCACCTTTGAATCGATGCAGGCGCATCGCCTCTACGTCCGCGTCAAGGACACGACCTTCGATGAGACGATCATCACCTTCGACAACGACCTCACACCAACCTGGGATGATGACTAAATGGCACAGCAGATTGTCAACCTCGGATCGACTCCGAATGACGGCACCGGCGACACGCTGCGTGACGGCGGCCAGAAGATCAACGACAACTTCACGGAACTCTATGGCTTCGTGACGGGCGTTAGCTCGTGGAAGCAGCCTGTTCGCACTGCCACGACCGCAGCATTGCCAGCGAACACTTATGCAAATGGGACGAGCGGCGTCGGCGCCACTCTGACGGGCAACGCGAACGGCGCGCTCGCCGCGCAGGACGGCGTGACCTTGGGCAGTGGCGAACGCCTCCTGGTCAAAGACGAGGCGACCTCCTCGCACAACGGCGTCTACGTGGTGACGCAGGTCGGCGACGCGTCGAACCCCTACATTCTCACCCGAGCGTCAGACTCGGATCAAGGCACCGAATTGCCTGGAGCCGCCGTCAAGGTCACAGAAGGGAGCACCAACGCCGACACCGAGTTTGTCTGCACAACTGACGGCCCCGTGACGATTGGGACGACGGCGCTAACCTTCGTGCGACCGACCGGCACTGGCTTGCAGCCTGCGAACAACCTGTCTGACGTATCGAGCAAAGTGGCTGCCAAGGACAACATCTCGATCAAAGGCGCAGACATCGCCTCGGCTGCGACGACAGACCTGTCTGCGGCCACGGGCGATTTCGTCAACATCACCGGAACCACGACGATCACGAGCTTCGGTACGGCTGCAGCTGGCGTCGAGCGGACGCTGCGCTTCACTGGAGCGCTGACGCTGACGCACAACGCGACATCGCTGATCCTGCCGACCTCGGCAAACATCACGACGGCGGCCGGAGATACGGCGCGATTCCGCTCGCTCGGCTCGGGGAATTGGGTGTGCGTTGGTTATCAGAAGGCCAACGGGCAGGCGCTCGCTGGAAGCTCATCCGGTTCACTGACGCTGCCGAGCATTCGCTTTACCAACATTGTCGGCGGCGGTTCTACCGTCAGTCTATCTGGTGCTGTCGCCGGAGACGATTTCTATATTTTGGGTTCAGGCGGAGACGCCCCGACTATTCCAGCTGGCTGGTCGATCGTCGGTTATTCTCCGTCAAACTCCGGCTGGAACGGGTTTACGATTTACAAAAGACTGACGGCGGCTGACATCACCGCCGGTAGCGTCACGATCAATTGGTCAGGTGGATGGACGAGGATCATGGCGGGCGTCTGCCTAGTCGGAGCCGCTAGTGGGATCAACTTTTCTCTGTTCAAAGTCGTCGCCAATTCCTTGGCATCGCTCCATAACGGCAAGGCATGGGCGATCGGCCGCGTCGAAGCAAACACGAAACTGCTCATCTTCTTGTCTTGCCGTGGCAACTCCGCGAACACGTCCGACATAGGCACGAAGCTGCAAGAATTTAGGGATACAGGCAGCGGGACAGGATCAGGTGCGCTTTGGGTCGCCGATCTCACAAGCGAGGGAATGCACGGCCCGACATTCACGTTCGGTTCTATAGGCGGTTACGAGATTCACATATTCGCTATCGCAGTACGCGGAACCTAAGCAGGCTTCTCAGGCCGTCAAATCTCTGTTATCAATTTCAACCGTTTAGTGATGGAGCACTGCTACAGTGATTCTTTTGCTTGCCATCATTGCGATCATCTGCGCGGTGGCAGCAATAGCGGTGCTCGCCCGCACCTATAGCCTGCCGCGGCTGTGGCGCGTCGCGCTGCGCGCGGCTCCGCTGCGCATGTGGGTGCTGTTCGGTGCCGGTCCCGTGCTCACCGTCTGTGCCGGCGTGCTGGTCTACATCGTGTGGCAGGGCGGCTGGCCGATCTCGCTGCGGGACAAGCAGTTGAGCATCATCGGCGTTGCCCTGTTTGGCACCCTCGCGCTGCTCGCGCTGGTCTTCGCCAAGATCGCCGGCGCAAAGGTCAAGGGAACCGGGCCGCTCGGCACCAGCCTCGACATCGACGGGAGCGGCCAGTGAACGTCTACGAGCTTCAGATCGAACTGGTCCGCTGCGGCACGCTCAGCCAGTCTGACATCGACGGTAAATGGGGACCGAAGACCCGCCTCGCTACCCTGGCGGCGCTGAGTAACGGCCCCGATACGCTCTGCACCGAGGCGGACTTCCAAGCGGCCGCGACCGAGCTTGGCTGCGATCCGGTCAAAGTTCGCGTTATTCACGAGGTCGAGTCGTCGGGCAATCCGTTCGTCGACGGTCGCCCCTCGATCCTGCCCGAGCCGCATCGGTTCAGCCGCGCGACCGGTCATCAGTATGACGCGTCGCACCCGACGATCTCGTCGCTGAAGTGGAACAAGGCGCTCTATCCCAAGACGCAGGCAGCGCGGTGGGAGATGCTGCTGGACATGGTCGCGCTCAACGTCGACGCGGGCTTCGCCTCGGCGTCGTACGGCGGCTTCCAGATCCTCGGCGAGAACTTCAAGCGCTGCGGCTTCTACAGCCCGTGGGCCTTCGCGCTCGCAGAGTCGACCACTGAGGGTCACCAGCTACGGGCGTTCGTCCAGTTCATCAAGGGCGACGTGAACCTGTGGACGGCGCTGCGCCGCGGCGATTGGGTGACCGTCGCTAAGCGGTACAATGGCACCAGTTTTCGTCTTAATCGCTACGATGCACGGCTGGCGCAAGCGGAGCGCGAAATCCTGCGGAAGCGAGACCTATGAGTCTCGATCTCCGCACCACGGCCGAACGCCTCGCGCCAAATCCATCGAAGCATTATCTCGGTCGACTTTGTGTCCGTCGTCACGATGCCGGCAGCGGTAAATCATGGAGGCACAAGGGTCACCGAAACTGTCTCCAGTGTATGCGCGAACGGACGATGGAGTGGAAGCAGACGGGCGACAACCGACTGCGTGCAAACCGAACCACTGCGCGTCGCGACGCAGTACGCGGAAAAGCGGTAGGTCGTGCTCAGCATCCTTTCACCATTCACATCAGCAGCAAGCGCGGTCAGGCCAAGGTCAAAAGCATTCCGTTCAATTTGACCGTTGATTGGGCGAAGATTCAATGGCGCGAGCAGCAGGGCCGCTGCTTCTGGACGCAACAGCCGCTAGATTTCTTCGTCGGAGGCGATCGCCATCCGCTACGCCCGTCTCTTGATCGAATCATTCCGAGTCGCGGCTACGTTCAGGGCAACGTCGTATGGTCATCGAACTTCGCCAACCGCGCGCGAGGTGAACTGGAGGCTGTCGAATTCGCGCAACTGATGCGCTCCTTCGGCTTCAAGCTCCAACTCGCACCAATTTCCTCGGAGGCATTATGAGACCGATCCTGCTTGTCGCGGGCGCCGCCTTGGCGTGCGTCGCCGCTGCACCGGCGCAAGCGCCGAATGTCAAGTTCAGCGACGTGATCGCCATCTGCCGCGAAACGTTTCTGCACAACCCCGAGAGGGGCAAGCAGCAGTTCGAGGCGCTGCCCGAGAAGACGAAACCCTTCGCCGCTCTGATCTGCATCGCGTACCGTCAGGGCGCGGTCGACCTGCTGCAGGCGTCAGGCAAGGCATCTCCCGATGCCTGAGGTCGGTATAGCATCGAAGGTCGGCAAATGGCTGCTCGGCAAGCTGTGGCCGATCGGCGCAATCGCGGGTCTCGCGCTCAGCATCTATCTAGGGATCCAGATCATCGGTCTGAAACACGACCTCAAGACATGCAACAACGACAAGGCGTCGCTCCAATCCCAGAATACGCAGCTGACGCGAAACCTGGCCCAGGCCCAGACGAACGTCAGCCAGTTGCAGAACGCTCTGAACCAGCAGAACGCTCAGCTGCGTAGCCTATCGGCGGAATCCACCGCCAAGCTCGACGCGCTGAGCAAAGGCGTGGAGGGAGCGAACCGCAACTCCGCCGCCACCGACCAGCGCGTGCGGAACTTCCTCTCCTACAACCCCGAAGGCGCTGACGTTTGCGCTCGCGTCCTCAAGATCGATCGCAAGTTCGTCGAGTCCCTTCTCGATGACAAGGTGACAGGCCGATGAGCGAGGGAATCCGCGACATCATGCCCGAAGGTTTGGGCGGCATATTTCGCCGCCTCTGGCGAGCGCCGCTGACCGGCTTCCTGCTGTTCGTTCTCGCCGGCTGTCACACGACTGGAGCGATCCCGCCTGAGCCGCGCATCGTCATCCAGGAGAAGGTCACTCCGGTTCACGCGCCCTGCACGCCGTCGAACGTTGCACCTGCACCTTCCTATCCCGACACCGACGAGGCGCTGCGGAACGCTGCGGGCGCCGACGAGCGCTACAAGCTGGTCATCGCGGGTCGCGAGTTGCGTAACGCCCGTCTCGGCGTGGTCGAGCCGGTCATCGAGGGATGCCGCAAGTGAGCGTACTGAGCCAGTTCAACAACACGTTCGAGCACATCCCTTCAGGCGTGAAGGCGAGTGCTGACATACTTTCCTTCAGCGTCAT